CTGTTTATTGATGATGGAAAAGTTAAGAAGACAGAGACAGGAGAAATAGTCAACGACTATGAAACTATCCAATTCACTACCGCACTTGGTAACAGCACCGTATTTAAAAATGCAATACAGGAAATGATTATTGAGGCACTCACACTCAAGAATCTACAAATTGCAAAGAAGAACGGACAGCTCACACACTTCCTTGAGGCATCAGGAGTACAGACTAAGCTCGTAGTTAAGAAGCGAGTCAGTAAAACACGCAAATGAACCCAAAGAAAAGAACTACAAAAAGACGTTCCATTAACGCTCAGAATGTCGCAAGAGAGGTCTTGGAAACCATTAGAAATGGGAAAATGGTTAATTTAGGTGACATTATTGAGAAAAATGGGTACTCAGAAGCCACTTCAACAGTACCGAGCATGGTAACAGATACAAAATCATACAAAGAGGTTATGGAGCCTGTCGTTAAGCAAATGGAGAAGGAACGACAGAGGATTCTTGATGCACTTTCAATAAAAGACCTCGATACAGAGCGACACAAGGACCTAGTTGGCTCTATGGACACACTCACAAAGAATATTCAACTCCTCGGGGGTAAAGAGACAGAGAGAAGTGGCGTAATCATCAACGTAGTCAACTATGGAGGTAACAGTCCCGTTTAAGTTTGAACCGCGCGAGTACCAGAAACCGTTATTCGTAGCGATGGATGGTGGAATCAATAGAGCGTTCATCGTATGGCACCGAAGAGCAGGCAAGGACAAAGCCTGTTTCAACTACACAATCAAGCGTGCGCTGCAACGAGTAGGCACGTACTTCTATTTCCTCCCCGAGTACTCACAGGCAAAGAAAGTTATCTGGGACAACATCGACAACGATGGCTTTCGGATGCTTGACCATGTCCCCAGAGCTATTACCTCAAAGACAAACGACACTGAACTAAAAATAACCCTCGTCAACGGGAGCATCATCCAGCTCTTTGGTGCGGACAGCTTTGATAAGAGCGGTGTAGGTACGAATCCAGTCGGTGTTGTCTTCTCAGAATATCCAATTACACGCCCTGATATATGGGGCTACGTTCGTCCCATCTTAGCCGTCAATGGCGGTTGGGCTATTTTCAATGGCACGCCACGAGGACAGAACCATGCGTTTCAAATGGTGGAGATGGCACGCAATAATCCAGAATGGTTCGTTCAAATACTTACGGTTGATGATACTAAGGTCCTCACACAGCAGGACATAGACCGTGAGAAGGCAGAGGGAATGCCACAAGACCTCATCGACCAGGAGTACTACTGTAAGTTTATAGAAAACGCTGCGAACTTCTTTAAGCAAATAGACGAAGTGTGTAGGCTCGCACCTAGAGAATCAGAGCCACAGCGGTTCTATCAAATGGGTGTAGACCTCGCCAAGTATCAGGACTTCACTGTCATTTCAATAATCGACCTGCACACCTTTGAACAGGTGTACATGGAGCGTTTCAATCAGATTGATTGGAACATACAGAAAGCAAAGATAGAGGCCATATACCACCGATTCAATCGACCAAAAGGGTTTATTGACGCTACGGGCGTAGGAGATCCTATTGTGGAAGACCTCAACAAGAAAGGAATTATGCTCGAACCATTTAAGTTCACTGAGCAGAGCAGGAGAGACCTCCTTAACAATCTTTCAATCAAAATGGAACAGCGTGACCTTGCGTTACTCAACGATGAGATACTGAGGAAGGAGCTTTCCTATTTTCAATATGAAGTATCACCGCAAGGAAAACTGAAAGTGAAAGTACCGGACAGCCTTCACGATGACACGGTATTCGCCACCGCACTTTCCGTATGGGAATTACCATCACAACGAATGAGAACAAATAGATATGCAGTAACGACAGTAGGCGGTGGTGTCGAACCGTTGTACCCTGAGTTTGGTATATAGATTATCGCAATGTATAATTGTTTAATAACATCAATATGGAAGAATCAATCTTAATCAGTCAACATCGTAGAGAAAAGGAACAGTCAACACAGTTTAAAGACCGTAGAACAATTCAGTGGAACGAAAATTACGCACTCTATCGTGATAAGGTTTCCACTAACCGTTTAACCCAACGGCAAGCAGTCAACATCCCTATTATTCGTGATTCACTACAAAGTTGGATCTCTAAGATTGACGAAGACCCAACACTTACATTCGAGACACGCGGTAATTCTAACCGTGACCGAGACGGTGAAATCAAACTCAATGAGCTGTGGGGCCACACGAAAGAAGTCCAAAAGCTTGACCTTCTTGACAACCTCGATAAGAAGATTGTGGGTCTACAAGGTAGGTCATTCAAGTACTGGTACTTCAAAGACAATCAAATCAAGTGCGCTGTAGTAGATCCATACGACATTGATATTGACCCAAAGGTAAATCCATTCGACCTCAATACAGCGTTTTACTTCACGCACAAGCATATTTTTGTGCCACTCCGCACCATTCTTGCCAACCCAACCTATACGGCAGAGGGCAAGAATCAGCTTAAGACGTACCTGGATAGCAAGCAGGGTCTACTTGAAGCAGATAGGACGAGTCAAGAAGCGCAGATGCGCCGTGAACGCCTTGAGAATTTAGGTGCGCATAACTTTGATGACTACCACGCCTCAGACGTTACAGTCGAGTTAAACCGATCACACAAACTCGTTTGGAATGAATCAGAACAGCGATTCGTACGCAATTTAATTGTTATTGCGATGGACTCAGTGGTCTTGTACAACAAGCCACTTAAAGAAGCTGTTGGCATTGACTATTTGCCGTACACATCGTGGGCATCAGATCCAGACCTTAATGACCTATGGAGTGATGGTATCGCCGATAACGTGCGAACTATGAACAAGGTTATCAATATGTACTTTTCACAGGACCTTGAGAATCGTTCCTACCGTAACTTTGGCATGTATTTCTACAACACCATGAACGGTACATTCACACCGCGTGGATTCGATGCCAAACCATTTGGAATGTACGGTGTACCGGGAAATCCCGACGAAGTGATGAAGCAAATGGAGATACAGCCACTCGGGGATACAGCCACCGCGATTGAATATTTCAAGACACTCATCCAGTCATCCGTAGCACAGACACCAACAGAGCGAGGAGTAGCGGAAAAGACAGGCACAACACTTGGCGAGGTGCAGTTATCACTGCAACAGTCACAGACACGCCAACAGGTAGTAGCAAAGCAATACCGAACATCGTGGGAAGAATCGGGGCGTATATTCTACGACCTCATGAACTCCAATTCACGAGGACGAACCAAGCTGTACAAGAAGGCATCAGACGGCTCAATGCGCTCCGAGGAGATAAGTCGTGATGATTGGTACCACCCGGAAGGATACGAAGTAAAGGTAGTGCTTAAATCAGAACGGGAGGCGAATGATGATATGGATTTCAAGAAGACCTCTTACATAAAAAACTCATTCCAAGATAATCCGGTTGCCCAAAAGATTGCGAAGAAGAAGGAGCTAGAACTACTCGGGTGGAATCAAGACGAAATCAACGAAGTCCTACAATTTGAGGACCAGAAGATGCAAGGCCCGTCTGCACAAGTGATGCAACAGCAACAGATGGCACAAGCACAGGTACCAGTAACACAACCAGCATGAGTCTACTATCAAAATACTTAGAGAAGATTGGCGTTAAGAACTATAACGACCTATCCGAAGAAGAAAAGAAGACATACCGTGAGTGGGAAGAGGCACTTAGTGGACGCTCGCTCACCGAACATGAGGTCAATACATTTTTGCATTCAGAGCTTGAAGAAGGGATTGCCAAACTCACCAAGACGCTTACCGGTGATAGGGAAGACATCTTCCTAAAGATGAAGGTCGAGTTTATCCGTTCGCTCCTCACATTCCTTGACACTCCTAAGCGAGAAAAGGAAACGGTGGAGCGTGTAATTACGAATCAACTATGATTGAATTTGAAAACGAAGCACGAAGACTCGTAACTCTTGAAGAACTATCTGCAAAAGAAACATGGGATAGTGAGGATATACAGCTACTCGTTGCAAATCAAGACATCCTCGATGATAAGACGCTTGTGCGACTGGGGATAAAGGAGGAGCCAAAAAAGAAGAAGTGATGTTATTATTTTAATGATAGTTCCCAAACCCTCACAGAGGACGGGACAAAAATTCTATGGAGAACCCAAACTCGTTTGACCAGGAGATTCAGGACGCACAAAAAGCCAACCCTGAAACCAAAGTTGAAGGAACGGAACAGAAGGAAACTGTTCAAACCGCCGTCGATTACGAGACAAAGTTCAAAGAAAGCGCGAAAGAAGCACAGCGACTCTACGCAGAGAACCGCAAACTACGCGAATCACATACCGTCTCGACCGACACGAATCTTACTAATCAAACCGCCGAAGAAGAACCTTTCTTTGGATTCAATGAGCTTGATGAAGATTCACAGCGCAACCTCATCGCCTACACAAACTCAGTAACGAAGAAGGCACGCGAGGAGATCATGAGAGATCCCTCTATTGCATTCGCTCGTACTGCCTATGCTGAAAGCAGATGGACAAGTGCGTTTAATGCCATTACGACTCAATTCCCCGACCTCACGAAACACGCCACAGATTTCAAGGCACGGTACTTTAATCAAAATAATGTACCCGATAACCTTGAAGAAGTACTCGCCGACCTCGCCAAGATATACCTTTTCGATAAAGCAAAGGAGATTGGGGCAGAAGAGGAACGCAGTAAGAGCGCACGAGTGAATCTGGAGGACGTAACGGGAGGTGATAAAACACCAAAACCGTCGCGTTCGATAGAAGATTGGGAACGAATGGCACGTGAGAATCCAACCAAGTTCGCCAAAAGCTCGAAAGAGTTTAACGATGACATGGAGAAAGGAAGAATCTAGGGCGGGTTAAACATTAACCCTAAATGACTCAAGTATTAGCCGCTTTCACCCCGATTAAGTTTTCTCTTAAACTAATTGAAGTACTTTACAACGAGACAATCTATCCACAGATTGCAAATACAAAGTACGAAGGTGAAATCAAGAACGCAGGAGACCGAGTCCGAGTACGAACCGCAGCAAAGATCAGTCTTTCTACATACACAAAGGGGATGACACTTATTGCACAAGACCTCAACCCAACGAATGAAGACTTCATCATTGACCAACAGAAGTACTTCAAGTTCGTCGTTGATGATGTAGATAAGATCCAGAATGACATTGATGCTATTTCAACATACGCATCAAATGCCAAGATGGACATGTCAGAACTTCTTGACACAGATCTTCTCGAATACGCACGAAGGAACGTATCAGGTGCTAACGCAGTTGGTACAGACTACGCGACAGGTACAGTTACCGTAACGGTTACGACTGGAGCAGTAGTAGGAGTTGGTACAACCTTCACCGCCGCAATGGTTGGTGGATTCTTCAAGGCAACCGGTCACACCAAGTACTACCTTGTTACGGCATACACATCTGGTACCGCGATTACCATTGCAGATGTCGGTGCAGAGACAGTTTATACAGGTGGTGCAATCGGTGGTGGTACTGCTTACAACATCAAGGCAGCAACTGCTATCGCTCTCACAAAGAGCAACGTCTACCAGTATCTTGTATCGCTCGGAACAGTAATGAGCCAATCACTTGCTCCACGAGCAGACCGATTCATTGTTGTGAACGCAGCGTTTGAGGGAATCCTACGACAAGCGCCAGAATTTATTCCAGCAGTCGAGGCAGCGTACACCGAAGTAGTTAAGTTTGGACGCATTGGAAAGATTGCAAACTTTGACGTTATCTTCTCAGAACTTATTGCTGGTAATAACACTACTGGTTACTGGTTCTTTGCAGGAACGAAGGAGTTCATGTCTTTCGCAGCACAGATTATGAAAGTGTCTGTACTCCCAAGCGAATCAGATCCAAATACATTCGTTTCTACATGCAAGGGACTCCTTGTATGGGGACGCAAAGTGTTTGAAGGAAATCGAGCACGAGGTGCTGTACTCCGAGGGACTATTGCCTAGCCCATTGGCCTACTCTCTTATGAGGGTAGGCTTCTTGGGTTAATCAAAAAATATGACATCAAACGAAATACTCACACTCGCACGAACCAAATTGCTTGAAACTTCGACAGCGATTCTCTCTGATGTGACCTTACTGCTCTACGCTAATCAAGCACAACTTGACGTAGTAAAGAAGGTCTACCCCGCAAGTGCCATTAAAACAGCCACAGTGACGCTCACAGCGGGCGTGGGCACCCTTCCTACAGACTTTGGCACACTCTACGGCAATGGCCTTGATTCAGGCTCTAATGAGTACCCAGAGGTAACAATTGAGGATTTTTCACGCGAGATAGAACCATTTGCTATGACTGTCCAGGAGGGGGAGTTGCATGTTTCGCCAGACACCACAGCGTCAATTAACATCAAGTACTACAAGAAACCGGCGGTGATTACGATTAGTGGTTCTCCCGAGATAGACGAGTATTTCCATGAACCATTGGTCTATGGGATTGTGTGGAGGGCACAGGAAGACCTACAGGACGAGGAATTGGCAACATTCTACAGAACCCGATTCACAACAGACCTTGACGACCGGATGAAGAACCAGTCTTCCTATGAGGAAACGAACCAACGAGGAGGAGTAATGTTCAACGCACAATCACTTATCTAATATGCCACCCAAGAAACAGAAATTTACCGTCCTACGTGACGATCTACAGAAAGCAACTGATGTTGATGATTCTGCGGGGCGTTCGGTACCTGTCAACATGAACTATGTGGACGAGGGATTCTTAACAAAAGACACTGGGGCTATTCCATATGGAATCCCGACAGATCTTCTTGCGCATAGCCTATTCAACTACAAAAAGAAGAATGGAGTTTCGTACAAACTGCGTGGATATGGCACCAAGCTCCAAAAATATTCAGAAGCAGATCGAGAATGGCTGGATATACCTGACTCTCCTACGTTCACCACAGATGCACTATTTGGATACGTGGTCTACGACAACAATTTATATTTTGGCAACGCTGTAGAAAGCATGCATAAGTGGGATGGCGCCACCTTTACTGAGTACGCGAGCGCACCAAAAGGTAATATCTTTGAAATCTTTGAAGATAGGCTCTTTATTACAGGTGTTCTTGCAGAACCACTCACTATTTACTACTCAAATGTAGGCGTTCCGACCACTTTCACCGGTGCGGATGTTCTCAAACCTCTTGGAACCGACCACGTAACCTCACTTAAGAATTATTACGGCAATTTGCTCATTTTTAAGAAGAATTCAATATGGAAACTGACCTTTGTGTATGACAGCGTGGTGTCTCTTTTTGTTCCTAAGCTCGAAATACAGAACGGAAACTATGGAGCGTGCTCACGAGGTGCTGTTACGTGGGCAGAAAACGACATTTGGTTCTTCACAGGTGTAGAAACACGATCAATCGGGTACAAAGACCAGCAAACAGGTGTGCTGGGGGTAAATACCTCCGTCATTTCCAATGATATTAAAGAAACACTCAAGCTCATTGACCTAGCGAACTACGATAGCGTCACTACTTTCTATAACAACAGACGCTATTACCTCGGAATTCCTCTCAGTGGAGCTACGAATGACACTCTATTCGTCTGCCACCTCCTCTACGAGAACAAATGGACGAAGTACACGGGGAGAAACAAGGCACAACTGGGTAGCTCGATGGTTGTGGATGACGTAATTTACACGAGCAACCAATCGTCACCGTACGGGATACTCAAGTGGACAGTGACTGAGGAGGATTCATTGCCACAAAACGCTTATTTAGTAACAGAATCGTAATATGACCGATGTAAAGATAAAGATAACAGAACTTACCCCATACACACCTGTCCTTGGTACAGATCTAATTCCAATCGTGGCAGATCCGTCAGGAACCCCAGTAACTAAGAGGAGTACCGTCGATGCAGTACTCAATACGCGACTTAACTACTCAATCGTAGCTGCAGGGAACTTTGCTCTTGGTACAGGAACATCTGCACAGTCTGCATTCAATACCACAGGGGATGTTTTCACCCTTGTTGGCTCTACCACGTACCTTTTTGAAGGTATGTATTTCATTACGAAGTCAGGAACAACTTGTACCACGGGTATGGGGTTTGCTCTTGCAGGAGGTGCTACCGTAACCTCAATTCACTACGTTGCGCTCGCTCAGAACGTAGTGGTGAACACGACAGGAGCCACTCACGGTTCTGTTTGGGTTAATCAAGTATCCGCAACCGTAGTCAACGCCACAGCAACCACCGATGTGTACATTAAGTTCAGTGGCATTATCCGTATGAATACAGGGGGGACGGTTACGCCGCAAATAATCTTTTCAGCAGCGCCTACTTCACCGGTTATGGTCGCAGATTCGTATATTTCCTTCACGCCTATTGGAACCAACGTAGAGAACAATAAGGGTGCAGTTGCATAACATGGCATATATCACTACAGAATCAGGTGACCTAATCGTACAGGAATCTGTGACGGGTCTTCCCGGAGCTTCAAGTCTTAATGATGCAAAGGTCCAGATAATTACAAAAGAAGACTTTTCTATTGACCCTACAACGCGAGGATGGTTCGTTGGAGTCGAGTGGACGTGGGACAGTTCAGCTCATAATATGAAAATATAACTATGGCAACATTCCTAGAGGATTTTAACCGAAGTGACAATAACGTCGTTGGAAATGGATGGACTGAAATTGAACTCGTCGGAGATGATGTTAGGGTTGTAAGCAACCGTCTTAGTTTCTCTGATCCGTCAAACGGAGCCTCTATAAATAGAACACGAACAGGAGGGTTCGCACGAAACGACACAACGATAGTTTTTGGTATTAGCCGTTCCTCTGGGGTGTTTGGTGGGGACAATCAGTTTTCTGTATCAAGTTCGGGTGTCAGCCGAGGTGGTCCAGGAGAGACAACAGACGGCATCCACATTACGCTCACTGCGACATCTATTGTCATAAATGACGGAGCAACGACAAGAGGAACTCTAGCCCACGGCATAACACTCGCAACAGGAACTACCTACTACATCCGATGGGATATAGTCTCTAATTACTCCATGCGCTTCTACATGCGTGCAGGAGACGCCAATTTTGTCGTAGCAGACCTTAAGGGAACTATGTCCGACTTCCCTCCATCCTCGTCCGATGGCGGAAAGTGGGAGATAGCGGGCGTTGGTACCATAACATACGATGATATTGTAATTTATGATGCAGCACAGGCGGCTATTGTTGCCACTCCACTCCTCACTACAGAGGCAGTATCTAATATTGCGCAAACAACAGCGACCGGAAATGGCAACGTGACAGATGACCAAGGATCTGTGGTTCTCTCGCGAGGCGTATGCTGGAGTACAAGTCCATCTCCCACAACTGCAGACAGTAAAGCGACAACCTCTGGAACGCTCGGCTCTTTCTCTGTATCAATGGGAGGTCTCGCCGTGAATACCACTTACTACGTACGTGCTTTCGCCACTAATTCAATCGGAACAGCGTATGGTAGTGAAGTAACATTCGCTACACTCAACATCACCTCAACTGATCTTATCCTTGATATAGGCGCGACAGATGGTTCAACCTATGCGGTATCAATGAACGTAGGAGGCTCTACAGGCTCTGTAACGGTTAAACTAGGGGCTACCGGTACTTCTGCAGTATTAACCGCAGGCGGTGGCGTACAGACCATGCAGGGCACGTATAGCGGATTGTCTGGTCTAATTATCACTAAATCCGGCACCTTTAATGGAACGGTTGATGATGTTATGTACGTGCTTGTGGAAGGGACGGGAACGATTGACTGGTCGCTTAATACAGTAACTTCAATCTATCCCATAGAATCAGAGGTGCTCTTTGCACGTATAGAAGCAGATATTTTCAACTCAC